TATTCAAAGTGTTCGCTATTATAAATATTGATTCTTTCTAGAAAATGATTCAATGTATAATTATTCCTTTTACCTGATGATAAATCATCAGCAATATCATAGAGTGTAGCAAATGTTTTTTGTTCGTTCTTTCTTAATACTCTGCCTATTGATTGCAATGTACGAATTCTTGATTTACTAGGACTAGCAAAGATGATGTTATGAAGATTCTTGATGTTGATGCCTGTTGAAAATGTACCATATGATGCAACAATAATACAGTTTTCACTTTCTTCAGTCAGCCTTCTTGTTTCTTCTCTTATTTCAGTATCAGTTCCACCATAAATGTAATGAACAGGTCTATCAGTTGCATCTTTGATTTGACTATATAGTTGTTCTCCATGCTTTTCTACAAACTGAAATAAAAGAAGTGTATTGTTTTTAAGCCGAAGTGCAAGGTCACAAATAAATTTATTTCTTTTGTTATGTGAAGTCAAAAAATCCATTTCTTCATGATATGACATTTTCTTGACAAGTTTTCTTTCTTCATCACTATAGGAAAGTGTTAGTGCTTGAATGTTCAAACTTGCAAGTGTTTTCTTTTCCATTAACTCTTTAGTAGAAACTACTTTTTTGACAGAACCAAAAAGACCTTCAAGTACAAGACGGTGTGTTTGTGTACCATCAAGTGTTCCTGTTAGACCAAATCTGTATTTAGTCTGATGAAGTTTGTGCATAATGGATGAAAGAGATTTGGCCTTGAATAAATGACATTCATCACCAATCACTGCACCAAATGGATTAAAATAGTTGGTAGGAAATTTATAGACAGATTGCCATGTAGAAATGACAACAGGATGTGTTATGTTGCGGTCATGGCCAGAATAAATTTTTTGAATGTTTGATTCTTGCCATCCGTAGTCAACAAAGTCTGTAGCAAGTTGTTCAACCAAAGATGTAGTTGGAACAAGAATTAAAATTTTATCTTGACTTGTTTCTTCTAGTATGTTAAGATAAAATCTTACTAAGCAGTATATGATAAGTGATTTGCCTGAAGCAGTAGGACTGATAAGTAGTGTCCTATTGTTTCTGATTGCGTGTGCCAAGGCATCAATTTGATAGTCACGAGCTTTGACGTTCTTTCCACCAGATTTAAGTTTAAGATATTTTGTGAATGATTCAACATCTTTTGTAGAAATGGAAACTGCATCATTTAATAATTCCTCTGAAAGTGTATATTCTATTTCTTGTTGTTGAAGGTATTCGGTAAGATATGAAAGAAGACCAACATATAATTCACCAGTCATAACATTAAAAAGTCTTATTTTACCATCCCATATTTTATTTCTGACAGCCGGCATGAATCTTGCACCTGGAACTTCAAAAGTAAAATAAGTTGATATTTGTCTTGCTTCGGAAGGTTCGCAATTAACTTTTAAATATACTTCATTCTTTTTTTCAATTTCCATTTTTTTCTGGTAAATAATGTTCCACATTCATTTCATGAAGAACCAACTCTCCTCCTTTAGATTTATTGGTTCCTAGTCCAGCCTTTTCACCTTCATTTTCTTCTTCCAATTCTGAAAACTCGCCTTCTATTTGTTGCCCTTCCATTAGTTTATCAGATACTTTTTCTAATTCTCTGTGGGTATCTGCATCATATGCTATGAAAATTGCTTTTGGTTGATTTTCATTTTCCTGTTGTATCCAAAAATATATTTTATCATCTTCTTCATTTACCATGAATGAAATTAATCTGAATTTCTTTTCATTTGTTTTGAGAACTGGATATCCAAAAACAGAATCAAAATAAAAATAAGATCCTGCAATAAAAAATAGTGTTAATGGAATAATATATACTAAATGTATACTTGCTCTTAATTCAATTATAAGATAAAGAAAGATGCTAAGTAGCACCAAACTTGAAATGATTAAATAAGTCATGGTCGTGAAAATATTTGTTGTTCGGCACCTGACATGATGCCAGTCTTTTTTCTCACAATATCTTTTGGTAGATAATTTAGTTTTAGTATATTACCAATGGAATCAATTGTAAATCTAACAAATGTTTCTTCCTGTGAGCGATAGTCAAAAAGTTTTGAGCCTTGATAAATTTGAATATAAGGATTTAATTTGATTACTTCTATACTAACATCAGTTTTAATATCCTCATCTCCGTTTGAATAATAAAATGCGTTGACAACATATTCTCCAGGTACTATTCCACGAATGTTTACTACTTCACGGTTTATATGTACAACTTTTCTAACACTATTTTCAAGATATGTGTCATTCCGATGTCCAAGGTCATCACGGTCAAGAAACATGTTTCCTTGTTGTGGAGTAGTGAATCCAACATGTCCTGTTGGACCATCTATCCATAAATCAATATCTTTGTTAGCCTTAGCATCCCAACTTAAAATAATCATGAATTCTGCTTTTTGTTCAACTCCTTCATTCTTCACAGGGTCATTGATAAGAATAAAACTGATAATAAAAAGAAAAACAAAGCCGAGAATCAGATTGAACAATAAGTCAATGAATGCAAGATTACTATTGTATGTTCGTTTCATTTTTTGCAATTATGAGTTGGCACTTGATTAGTACACTGGAAATCAATCCTACAAGTGTGGTTAAAAGTGCGGTTCCCATACCTTTTGCCATTAGCATCATGCTTTGTTGTAGTTTAACAGGATCATCAACATTCAATTCTGAGAATGCAGCATATAGCATGAAAATGAATCCAACAACAGTTCCAATCATTCCTAGGCTAATTACTACTTCTGATGTAAACCATTCTATTTCAAAGTCATGATTATTTTTGTAGTATTTGTAACCAATAATGATTGTAGTAAAAAATAGAATAGCAATAATTACAAAACTTAGTTTGGTGAAGTCATTTGCATATAAGAAATTTACAAAAGAAAAATACCAAGTCACTGCACCTGATAAAATCATCAGGATAAATATCAACCACCATTTAAGAAACAGATTCATTTTATTCTCCTAGTTTAATCCCTCGCAGAATTTTTTCCAATCAATTGCATTTTTGATTTGAAATCCTCTATTATTTAGAGATTTCAAAATACCATCCAATTCTGCAACCATTGTCTTATAATATTCAACAGTATTTCTGGCTTTATTCAATTCTTCATCTGCATCAAGATAAATGGATATATCTTGTTTTAAAATTTTGAGAGGAAAAGGTTTTTCATCTTTACCAGAATAATGCTCCCATTTCTTACGATAGAGCATTCTGTATTCTGTTTCTTTTTGTTTGAGAAGAAGATTGTAGTTAGAATGGAATTTTAGGTATTTGTGTTGAAGTTCGGGAATTTTTAAAGATTCTATATCTAGATTATCTTTATCAATTTTCATGTCTTTTTCTGCAATTTTTTGCAGTTCTTCCAAATTCATAATTTTTCACTCCTACATAATGTAAAACTATTTATAGTCTTCGTAATTCAATATCTGAAAATTTAAAATTTACAGTGGCCGAAAGAGAAATAGTATCTGTTTGTTGAACATCATATTCTAATCCAGTGAGAGATGATGGATAAACATTTTTATATGTAATTTGCAATAATGGATTATTTTTATTTGTCAGAATAGTAAGCGTTGCTTCAGAGAATATATTTTGAGGATCTTGTTCAGATTCAGCTGACATTGTTGCAAATTGTTCTCTACTCTTAGGAAATCCAATACCAGCAATCCAGTTATATATTTCTTCCCAATTTTCTAATGATTCATTTACGAGAAATTTTACAACCAAATCTTCATATTCAAGAGTATCACCTGCATTGTAGAAAGTTTTAAACGGTGTATTGATTTCGGCCTCACCAGAAAGTGAAACTTGTGGAACATTTGCAGCCACAATAAAATATTCTACATTTGGAAGTCTTGCAATTTGAAAACGAAATTGTGTGGGAGATGCGTAGTCTATGTTGGAAGGAACACGATTAGCGGCAACTAAATCAACCATTGAAATATCCTATAAAATAGAGGTATGCTTTTGAACATACCTCTATTTATAAGAATCGTATGATTACATGATGTTGGTTACTTGAACTCTTCTGTAATATACGTTGCTGTTTGCACCAAGTCCGCCATTGAGAACATTAGCACCACCAGCGAATGGATTTGAAGTCATGCCGTAGCGTGTCTTGAATCCGATTTTTGGTTGGAAACTATTGCTGTCAACTGCACGAACCATTTGCAATGGAACGTATGGGCAGTAGAATACGCCAGCATCAGCAAAAGAAGATCCTTTGTAACCAATTACATAGAATTGCTTTGCTGCTTGATTTGCGGCATATGGGTCAATGTATACACGATAGCGACCATTCAATACACCAGCAAAAGTGTTTCCTGTGTCATCATCGGAAAGATTGTTTGCAAGAGCAGGAGTATAATCCAACTTACCTGCTTGATTCAATGCACTTGCAACATCGGAAGAACAGATAATTACATTACCACGTCCTCTTCTTGTCTTTTGTGCAATGACATTGGCATCACGCTCAATTTGGAACATCAATCCTTTGAACTTCTCTACACTCCATCGTCCGTTTGAATCAACATCCAAGTCAAAGAAACCAGGATTTGCAACATCAGTTGCAGCACCAACTTCGGCAACTCGGTAGATGGTTCGGATAACTTCTCGGTTGATTTCTGTCAAGATTTCGGAAGAAAGAATGTTGGCCAATTCGGTTTCAGCATCAAGTCCATGAATTGCTTTCAAGTCTTGTGCCAATTCCATTGAATATTCTGCTTTCAATGCTCTTGATTTTGCTTCTACACTGAACTTCTCAATTGAGAATGCCATTTCAGCAAAAGGATTACCAGCAGAATCTCCCAATGCTT